CGCGTCGTGCTGGGGCACGGCGAGTACGTCGTGACGTGGCCCGGCAAGAATCTCAGCAGCCCTGTTTTCCAGTGGGCCACCGAGTTCACGAACACGCTGAAACGCCCTGAGTCTGCATGGAGTGTCCCCCAGTGAAGAAAATCACATTTACCCGCGCGTGGCGTGCCTACCGCAAGGGGCAGTCGGTTGAGATGACGGGCGGGCTGGCGACGCAGCTGGTGGCTCAGGGCGTGGCCATCGAAGACCGGCAGCAGGATCTGATCGAGACGGCCGCCATCGAGCACGACGCCGAGACGGCAGACGCCACGCCCAGGAGACGAGGACGCCGTGCAGTACCGAAGCCTGACCAGAGCGACGCCGCCAGCGGTTGAGCCCGTCACGCTCGCCGAGGCCAAGGCCCACCTGCGGGTCGATACCAGCGACGATGACACCTACATCGGCACGCTGATCGCTGCGGCCCGTGAGTGGTGCGAAGAGTATCTCGACCGCACGCTGGTGCATACGCAGTGGGTGGTGCGGTTCGACACGTTCCCGCCAGACGGGACGCACGACATCGAACTGCCACGCCCGCCAATGGCTGCCGCTGGCACGACCACGGCGGTGGCTCTGACGTTCACGTTTGAGAACGGCACTACGTCCACCTACTCGACGGCGAGCTACCGCGTGGACCGTGCCGGCACGCCTGGCACCGTGAAGACGCTCTACGGCCAGACGTGGCCGCCGCATCTGCGGGATGACAACGCCATCAGCGTTACGTGGTGGGGCGGGTACGGGGCGAGCGGCACGAGTGTGCCGGCGGCGATTCGGCACGCGATCCTGATGCTGGTGGGAACGTGGTACGAGCGTCGTGCGGCTGCCGACAACGCCGGCGGCGGTGAAGTGCCGTTTGGCGTAAAGTCCCTGCTCGACTCGCAACGCTGGGGCTCTTACCGATGATCGACGCCGGCCGGCTCCGCGAGCGTGTCACGGTGCAGATCGCCAGCGGCACGACGAACGCTCTCGGCGAGCAGGTGCTGTCGTGGAGCAATTCGTCGGCCGTGTGGGCAAGCGTGGAAGGCGTCTCGGCCCGCGAGGCTCTGGCGGCTGGCCAGCAAGACACCACAATCACGCACCGGGTGCGGATGCGTTATCTGCCTGGCCTGACGCAGCGCGATCGCTTCGCCTGGCGTACGCGGACGCTCAATATCGTTAGCCTGCTCGAGTACGGCAACCGCAGCGAACACGTCGCTATCTGCGAAGAGGTGACGTGATGGCACGAATTGTTCGCGGGACTGGCGTGGTGTTTCCGCAGATCAAGCAAATCCGCTCGCTTCTTCAAGATTACCCAAAGTCAATTCGGCGCAAGTACATGAAGGCGGCCTTCAATGCTGCCGCCAAGGTTGGCGAAAAGAAACTCAAGCAGATCACGCCACGCGGCCCAACTGGAAACCTAAAGAAGTCGGTCAAGAAGAAGGCGAGCCCTGGATACGGTTTGGCTGGATACGAAGCCGGGCGTGGTGGCAAGGGATACCACCAAGGTTTTCTGGAATTTGGCACAAAGGAGCGATTCACTGACGGCAGGTACGCATCTACTTTCCGAAGCAAAACCGCTGGGCGCGGCGGCGCAATGAGAATTGTGGTTGGCTCTCGCGGCAGTAACGCTGGGAAACTTGTGACCAAGTCTCCCAATTACCCGAAGTCTTTTTTCAAGTCTGCTCCAGCCGGGAAACGCGTAAGCCTCAAGAAAATGCCTATTGGCGGCAGACTTGGAAAGCCTCCGGTCCGCGCTGCGTTCGAGCAGTCTCGCGGGCAGATTGCTTCTGTACTTCAGCAGCAGATGGCAACGGTTCTGGAGCGTGCCAACAAAGACATGGCCCGTCAGGCTGCAGGAACCAAATCATGAGCCTCAAGTCCCCAGAAGCCGTTCTTCGCACTGCCCTGGTAGGCACAACGGCCGTCACGTCGCTGGTGAGTTCACGCATTTACCCAGTGCTTGCCCCGGCGTCGGCGTCGCTGCCGTTCGTCACATGGCGGCGATCTGGGATCAGCCGCGAACAGACGCTTAGCGGCCCTATGGGCGTGCCGCGTGTCAGTGTTGAGTTTGCCATTTATGGCTCGACGTACGAGCAAGCCAGGGACGTGGCAGACGCCATGCGGCTCGTTCTGGATGGATACGGCGGAACGTCGAACAATACAGAAGTGAAGCAGGCGTCGCTCGAGCAGGAGAGCGACGACTTCGTAACGCTGACGGGAGCGGATCTCCCGCCGGTGTATCAGATCACGCAGTCCTACGACGTTTGGTGGCAGGAGACATAGCGAATGGCTACGACGCCCCATGATTCCAGCGGCACATCGTTCAGTTTCCCTGGCTTCACGGGAACCATCACCGGTCTCACGCACACCATTGCTGACCAGGGCTCCGGTGACAAGATCGACATCTCGCACCTGGGCCAGACGGCAGGCGCTACCGTTCTTTCTCAGTCACGTCCGCTCAAGGGAACTATCGGCGAGAGCGGAAAGTCTGTTTCCGTTGAGTTCATCGGCACCGGCATGATCTCGCAAGGTGCCACCGGCACCCTGACAGTGAGCGGGCCGATTTCTATTAGCGGCTCTGCAACGTGCAGCAGCTGCACAATCACGCTGGCCGTCAACGACGTAGTGCGTGGGTCCGCCGAGTTCCAGTACGAGTAAGCCACGGAGGCTTCCGTGGCAACGCTCAGCGCTGGAATCACGGCAACGTTTGACGGCACGGCGTTCGTTGAAGTCACGGACCTTTCGTGGCAATACGGCGGCGGTTTGCCGCGTGGCCGTACCACGACGTGGACCGACGAAGTTGGAAGCGTAAGCATCGCCTGCCTCGGAACGGCCAACATTAGCACGGCCAAGTACGGAACGCGGGCTGATCTCGTGCTGTCTGGCGGCGGCGTTTCCTTGACGACCAAGGCAGTCTATGAGGGCTTGACCGTCACGCCAGAGCTGAACGGCGTCACCCGTTACGCCGTGACGTTCAAGATCCTTGATGGGTAACCACATGTCTCTGACGAAAGAACAGATTCTGGCCGCCGACGATCTCGGACTGCTCGAGGTGCAAGTGCCGGAGTGGGGCGGATCGGTATTCATCCGCGTCATGAGTGTCGGCGAGCGGGACGCGTACGAGAACGACTGGCTCGTCAACAAGTCCAGCGGCGTCGAAAACTTTCGCGCCAAGTTTGTGCAGAAGGTTCTGTGCAGCGAGCGAGGAGAGTTGCTGTTCACAAAAAACGAGATTGATCAACTGGCGAGGAAGTCGGCCAAGGTTATGAGCACGTTGTGGGAAGCAGCCATGCGGCACAACAAGCTCAGCGAGTCCGATGTTGAGGAATTGGCAAAAAACTGAACTTGCGGCCAGCCCGTGTTTTCTTGTTTCGGCTGGCCGCAACTTTGGGATGGAGCGTCAAGCAGATATGCGAGCAGATGGACTCACATGAATTGAGCGAATGGATGGCGGTTCACAAGTATTTCATGCCATTGCCCAGCGCCTGGGAGCAGACTGGGCTGCTTGCTGCGTGCCAGTTGGCTCCATATTCACCAAAGGGCAAGACTCCAAAAGCGGCCGACTTTGTACCTATCGAAAAACCGCCGCAGCACCCTGAGCAGATCGCTGCGGCGTTGCGGGAACTTCAGACAAAGATGCGTGGTGAGTAATGGCAACAGCAGTCGGCTTGGCGATGAAGATCACCGCCGACACGGCGGGCATTGCCAGGGGAATGAATCGCACTGAAAAGCTTCTTGCTGGACTCAGCAAGCAAGCCAACAGTGCCGCATCGTCCTTGCAGACGCTTGCCGGCATCGAGATCGGCCGAGTGATTGTCGGCGGGCTGCAGGCGATTGGTTCGGTCCTGACGAATGCAGCCAGCAGTGCTGTTTCTTACGCGCGAACCGTAACGTCTGCCGTTGACGCCACCGCTGACCTGGCTGCCAGAACCGGGATTGGCGTCGAAGCACTTCAGTCTCTGCAGTTGGCAGCCGAGCTGTCTGGAGTTGAGGATCTGACTGGTGCCATTCAAAAAATGGGCGTGGCAATCGGCAAGGCAGCGGAAAACGGAAAGACTGACGCCTTCACTAATCTCGGACTTAATTTCGAGCAGTTGCGAGGTCTTTCTCCTGAGCAGCAGTTTCGTGAAATCGGTAGCGCTATCGCAGCACTGCCCACCGAAGCAGATCGTGCTGCGGCTGCTATGCAGATTTTCGGCAGCACAGGAGTTGAGCTGCTGCCATTGTTTGCCGAGAACACAAAGGCACTTGAGGAGCAGTTTAAGCGGCTCGGCATTGTTCTTTCTGAGGATCAGGTTGGTGCCATCCAAGACATGAATGATGCCTTAGGCCTTGTGCGAGAGACTTTTGACGGCATCATCGGCCAGGTATCTGCAAACCTCTCCCCGCTGGTAACGGAAATCG